GCTTCTAATACAGCGTCTTCTTTAACTTCAGACAAAAACCATAAAGTACAAGAAAGAATTACATTCTTACAAAAAGGAGCAGCCAATCGGGTGATGCTCAGTTTGTCTACACACTTACTTGATTTGATGGAGATTCGAGACAAAGCCCTTTCCAAAGGCTCTTTTTCTGCAGCCGTTGCAGCCGAAGTAGCTAGAGGCAAAGCGGCAGGGCTCTATGTCACTAAATCAGAACTAACGATCAATAAGATAGAGAGCATGAGCAAAGAAGAGATTATTGAGCGCCTCAATGATATGTATAAGCAAACAGGAGGGGTTTTGCCCGATACTAAAATCATTGACTTAAAACTAAAAGATGAAACAAAAATTAACGGAACTACCTGAAGAAACCCTCAAAGAGTTTTTTGAGTTAAGTGAGCGGTATAAAGAGATTACTGAGGTCGATGAGGCCCAGAATGATTTTTTATCGTTTGTAAAATCCCAATGGCCTTCGTTCATACAAGGACATCATCATAAGATTGTGGCAGAGTCCTTTGACCGTATAGCCACAGGCAAATTAAAACGGCTCATTATCAATATGCCACCAAGACACACAAAAAGTGAGTTTGCGAGTTTCTTACTTCCTGCTTATTTGATTGGTCGCAACCCAGCACTTAAGATTATCCAAGCAACACATACATCCGATCTTGCCGTACGGTTCGGTCGTAAGGTCAGGGATTTAATACAATCTGATATATACAAACGTATTTTCCCCAACACCAGGCTTAACCCGGACTCAAAAGCGGCAGGAAAATGGGAAACCATGGCAGAAAATCAACCCACAGTACGCGGGGAATATTACGCGGTAGGTACAGGAGGCGCGATCGCTGGACGGGGTGCCGATCTGTTTATTATTGATGATCCGCACTCGGAGCAAGATGCGATGTCGAAATCTGCATTAGACGATGCTTACGAATGGTACACCTCTGGACCACGGCAACGGTTACAGCCTGGAGGTGCAATTGTAGTGGTTATGACGCGGTGGAGCGTTAAAGATTTAACCGGAAGACTGGTTAAGGACATGTCTCGAAGTTCTCAAAGTGATCAGTGGGAAGTGATAGAATTGCCTGCGATACTGCCGAGTGGTGATGCCGTTTGGCCAGAATATTGGAAAGTTGAGGAATTGGAAGGCATTAAAGCAGCTCTGGGCAATGGACCAAAATGGTTTGCCCAGTATATGCAGTCTCCGACTTCTGAAGAAGGAGCTTTGATTAAACGAGAGTGGTGGATGGATTGGCCTGATAAAACACCACCGGAATGTGAATACACGATACAAAGCTATGATACGGCGTTTTTAAAGTCAGAAACATCTGACTATTCTGCTATCACTACCTGGGGCGTGTTCTATCCGCATGGCCGAATAAACGATAATATATACTCAGGAGATGTTGCTCATCTAATTTTATTAGATTCAGTAAAACAACGACTAGAGTTTCCAGAACTAAAAAGAAAAGCCCTAGAACTTTACGAATATTGGGAGCCCGACACCGTGATTATTGAGTCAAAAGGAAGCGGCACCCCTTTAACGCAGGAGCTCCGGCAAATCGGCGTTCCTGTGCAAAACTTTACACCAAGCAAAGGCGCGGACAAAATAGCCCGGGTGAATGCTTGCACTCCTTTATTTGAGTCAGGAATGGTTTGGAAGCCTGACGAACATTGGGCAACCGAAGTGGTTGAAGAATGTGCTTCTTTTCCAAACGGAGACCATGATGACTTGGTGGATTCCATGTCGCAAGCTGTTTTACGCTTTCGACAAGGCGGTTTTGTTCGACTTCCCTCTGATTATGAAGATTATTTTGAAGGAAATCGCCATAAAAATATGACTTATTACTAGGAGTTTAATAAAAAATGAAGAAGCTGACTGTGGGTATGGCTACCTACGATGATTTTGACGGTGTGTTTTTCTCTGTTCAAGCCCTTAAAATGTATCACCCTGAAGTTATGGATCAAGTTGAAATTTTGGTGGTGGATAATAACCCCGATAGCCCAAGTGGAAAAGCAGTTAAGAAGTTTATGGAAAACTCTGTTCCTAATGGCCGTTATACAACATTTAAACAATACAAAAGTAACTTTGTTAAAGAGCGGGTTTTTGTAGAAGCAGAAGGCGAGTTTGTGTTATGTATGGATTGTCATGTGCTTTTACCACCAGGAGCTCTAAAAAAACTGATTTCTTATTATGAGTTGTTTCCCAACAGCAGAGATTTAATCCAGGGCCCCATGATGCACGATAATTTAACCGATTTTTCAACCCACTTTAAGCCGCGTTGGAGAGGCATGATGTACGGAACATGGGACACGGACCAGGAGCTTTTAGAAAGAAGCGATCCTTTTGAGATACCGATGCAGGGCTGTGGTCTGTTTTCTTGTAAAAAAGAATATTGGGTGGGGTTTAATCCTAATTTTAGAGGGTTTGGTGGTGAAGAGTGGTATTTACAAGAAAAGTTTAGAAAATTTGGTGGTCGAAACATTTGCTTGCCGTTCTTAAAGTGGAACCATCGTTTTGGACGACCGGCAGGGCCGCCGTTTAAAGTTGTTATCGAAGATAAAATAAGAAACTATATTATTGGTTGGATGGAACTTTATAACGATGTATCGCATCCAGGCATTCAAGAAATGCTGCATTATTTCACAGAAGAAGGCCACGGTGAAATAGTAGATAAGGTGTTTCGTGAGAATTTCGATAGTTTCCAAAACTGGTAAGAATAGTATACTATTGTGTTAATTCTATTTAGAGAAATCATTTATGGCGATTGATAAACAAGTTCAGCCAATGGAAAGTCCCATACCTATGGACGAGTTCAACGGTCCGATGGAAATAGAACTTGAACTCTTAGGCGAAGAGGGAGAGATGATGCCGGAGGAAATGCCGGTAGAACAAGGCCCTCAATTTAATGAAAATTTAGCTGATTTTTTAGAAGCCGATGTTTTAAGTATTTTAGGTAGCGAACTCACGGCACTTTACTCTGAAGACAAAGAATCCAGGCAAGACTGGTATGAGTCGTTTAGAAAGGGTCTTGATCTTTTAGGCATAAAACAAGAAGAGCGAACACAGCCCTTTCAAGGCTCAAGTGGCGTTAATCACCCGCTTTTAGCAGAAGCCGTTACGCAGTTTCAATCTCAAGCGTATAAAGAACTTCTTCCTCCAAGTGGTCCGGTTCAAGTCCAAGTAGTGGGGGAACATAATCCAGACATAGTGTCTCAATCAACTCGTGTTAAAGAGTTTATGAATTATCAGATAACCCATGTCATGGAAGAATATGATCCAGAGATGGATTCCATGTTGTTTTATCTACCTTTATCAGGCAGTGCGTTTAAGAAAATATATTTTGACATGATGCTGGACCGTGCAGTAAGTGAATTTGTCAAAGCAGAAGATTTAGTGGTGAGTTATTCGACAACAGATTTGTCCACGTCCCCGCGTGTCACGCATGTAATGACCATGACTAAAAATGATTTATTGAAAATGCAGCTTAACGGCACTTATTCACAAGTGGATCTAATGGACCCAGGGCTTATTGAAACAAATGAAGTCCAGGAGAAAATGGAAGAACTCGAAGGCATTAATCCGTCTTACGCTGAGAACAATGAGCTTTATACGATTTTAGAAATGCACGTTGATTTAAGGCTTACTGAAATTGAAGACCATGGTTTTGCTTGTCCCTATATTGTAACGATTTGTGAAGACATGAACCAAATACTGGCTATTCGTCGTAATTGGGAAGAGGGGGATCAACTTTATAAAAAAGTAGATTATTTTGTTCAATATAAGTTTCTTCCTGGTTTAGGGTTCTATGGTTTTGGTCTAATTCATATGATTGGTGGTTTAACTAAATCGGTTACGTCTATATTGAGACAGTTAATTGATGCAGGGACCTTGGCCAATTTACCTGCTGGCTTTAAAGCAAGAGGTATGAGAATACAGGGAGAAGACGAACCACTGCAGCCCGGAGAGTTCAGAGATGTTGATGTAGCTGGGGCCACGATTAAAGAATCTTTATTGCCGTTGCCTTACAAAGAACCTTCGGCAGTTTTATCTCAACTGTTAGGTATTTTAGTTGATTCCGGAAGACGGTTTGCTTCAATTGCTGACATGCAGGTTGGAGACATAGGGTCTCAACAACTACCGGTAGGTACGACCATTGCTATGTTGGAAAGAGGCACTAAAGTAATGTCGGCTATACACAAACGCTTACATTTTGCTCAGAAAAAAGAATTTAAACTTCTTGCACGAACATACGCTAAATTTTTACCTGCAGAATACCCCTATGTGACACAAGGCGGGCAACAAGTCGTTATGGCGCAGGACTTTGATGAGCGTGTCGATGTTTTGCCAGTTAGTGACCCAAACATATTTTCAATGTCGCAAAGAGTAATGATTGCTCAACAACAACTACAAATGGCTCAAGCTGCTCCCGACATCCACAACTTAAAAGAAGCGTATCGTCGAATGTATGAAGCGCTTGAAATTAAAAACCCAGAAACATTGTTTAAACCAGAGCCGCAAGTTCCAGAAGTACCGCCCAGGGATCCGATCAGTGAACAACAAGCAGCCATGTTGGGACAGCCGATTAAAGCGTTTGAGTGGCAAGATCACGAAGCTTATATCGCTTCACATTCTTCGTTTATACAGAACCCTATGGTTTCTCAAAACCAGAACGCCGTGCAAATGGTTAGTGCAAACATACAAGAACATCAAGCGATGTTGTATAAGCTCCAGATTGAAGAGGCCATGGGCCAACCTTTACCCCCATTAGAAGAGTTACAACAAATGCCGCCGGAACAATCGCAACAAATTATGAATGAAATTGCTCAAGCAGCAACCCAAGCAACAGCACAAGTTACAGGTAGAGCAGAGGCTATGGCTAAAGCTGAAGAAATCGAGAAGATGGACCCAATTATTGAGCTTCAAAGAGCAGAAATACGGCAAAAAGCAGTGGCTGCAGACCAAAAAGCAGAAGTAGATAGAGAGAAAATTGAATCTCAAGAAGCTATTGCTGAAATGAAAATTGCTCAACAGAGAGAAAAAGACGTACAATCCTCTATATTAGAGGCTGATAGAACGTATGCAGATATTTTAAACACTGTCCGAGAGGCAGACGAGAAAACTAGAGGAGAATAGGATGGCTAAGAAGTCTAAACTTTACCCAGGTCCGCAAAAAAACCCTGTCAAGTTGAATACCGACGGCGACGGAAAACTAAAAGCGGTGAAAGGCAAGGTTAAAGGTGGCGGAGCTGCCACAAAAGGGCTTAGTTTTATCCAATGGGTTAAAGAATAACCTATGGATTGGCTAACAGCGACTGAATTTTTACTAAAACAGTCCCGAACAAGACAAGAAGAACTGAAAAGCACTCTTGTGAGTGGTGGAGTTGCTGACTATGTTCAGTATCAGCGCCTTGTTGGAGAAATTGCGGGACTAAATTTCATTGAAAATGAAATAATTGGATTACATAGACGAATGGAGACCCCAGATGGCGACTGAAACAGAAAAAACTAAAACAATACCACCTTTTGTTCAAAATTTTGGCAGTGAAGAGCCAAAAAAAGAAAAACCAATCACATTTACCCCGGAGGACTTAAAAAACGGCAGTTCTGCTCATAAATTGCCTAAACCTACCGGTTATCGTATGCTAATTTTACCTTTTGCCCCTGCTGAGAAGACAAAAGGTGGGATCTATCTGGCTAAACAAACTGTAGATAGGGAGCGTTTGACTACAGTTGTGGGCTATGTTGTAGCTCTTGGACCAGATGCCTATAAAGACTCAAATAAATTTCCTGAAGGCCCTTGGTGCAAAGCAGGAGATTGGGTTATTTTTGGACGCTACGCAGGAGCTCGTATTCAGATTGATGGAGGAGACTTGCGCCTTTTAAACGACGATGAAATCTTAGCTTTAATAAACGACCCCGAAGATATATTAGGGGGTTAATGTTTACTATTGAAAAGATTCGCGCTAAACTCAAATTAATTCATGGAGGAAACCATGCCACAAGCAGCACAAGAAAACCTAGAAAAAGAAATTGAAATAGAAAACGAAGAAGGGACCACAGAGGTCGAAGTAGAAGCTTCCGGTCAGGAACACGAACAAGAAGTCGAGCAATATAGTGACAAAGTTCAAAAAAGAATCGATAAGCTTACTTATAACCAAAGAGAAGCCGAACGACAACGAGACGAAGCCGTTAGAGTTGCACAAACGCTAAGAGACCAAGTTAAAGAATTTGAACAAAAAGCTGAAAGCACTGATCAGGCTCTTTTTCAAGAATATAACGGCAGGGTAAACACCGAACTGCAACAAGCAGAAGATAAATATCGGGATGCTGTAACCTCTGGGGACTTAGACGCTCAAGTAAACGCTCAACGAAATATCGCTAAATTGTCTGTTGAACAAGAAACTTTAGCCAGGGCTAAAAAACAAAGAGAGAACGGTGAAGTACCTAATGGTGCTGTAGCAAATCAGTCTCCCCCTCTTGACCCACGAGCGACTGAATGGGCACAAAGAAAAGAGAACGTTTGGTTTGGTAGAGATAATGTTATGACGGCTGCGGCTTTTGCAATTGATAAAGAGATGCAAGATATGGGTATAAACCCGACTGCGCCGGATTATTATGAGAAACTAAGCAACAAAATTAAAGAAGAGTTTCCACACAAATTTGAACAAGAGGAAGGTAAAGCTCCTCTTGTGCAAGCTGTTGGACGAAATAGTGCTGGGACAAACCCCACTGCTAGGAAATCCAAAACAGTAAAACTCACAGCAAGTCAGCAAGCAATTGCTAAAAAGCTTGGTGTGCCATTAAAAGAGTACGCAAAGTATGTCTAAATATAGGAGTATAATATGACAGATCGCAACTCCCGTTCTGCTGAAGTTCGAGAAAACAAAACTCGCAGAAAACCTTGGCAACCCCCGTCCAGTTTGGACGCACCTAAACCACCTCCAGGATACAAGTATCGCTGGATTCGTGAAAGCATTCTTGGGCAAGATGACAAAACGAATATGTCTAAGCGTATTCGTGAAGGATTCGAGCCGGTTAGAGCTGAAACTCATCCTGAGTTTCAAGGCCCTACGGTTGAGGATGGAAAACACGCAGGTGTTATTGGGGTTGGCGGTTTAATCTTAGCAAAAATAGATGAATCGATTGTAGATGAACGCAAAGAATATTTCCAAGAAATGAACGATGCGTCCATGGAAGCAGTTGATTCTGAATTAATGAGGGAAAGTAATCCTATTATGCCTATCGAAAAACCGGTTCGTCAAACGAAAACGGAATTTGGTAGCAAACGGAACCTTTCTGAAGATTAACCTTTTAACTATGGGTAAATAAATTATGGCAAACACTAATGATCCCAACGGATTTACACCAGCATATCATTTGACTGGTGGAACTATTAGACCTGCCCAAATGAGAATCGCTAGTGCGACAAATGCTTCTATTTTTAGTGGCGATGTTGTCAATCTATCAAGCGGATATATCATTCAAGGGACGGCTACTGGTGCTCCTGTTGGCGTTTTTGCTGGCGTTTATTACGAGGCAAGTGATGGCACTCCAACGTTTGCAAAACATTGGACTGCTGACACTGCTACATTAGGAAGTGTAGATGCTAAAGCTTACATATATAACGATCCTGACATCGTTTATGAAGCTCAATTTACTGCTGGTACACCGGCTGTAAGTTTTATTGGCAATAAGTATACTCTTTCAACAACTTCTGGTAGTACATCTACTGGTCGTTCTGCTGAAGGCGTAACTGCTACAACATCTTCTGGCGTAGCTCTTTGTGTTGGTTTTGTGGATACACCAAGCAACTCAATCGGAGCTAGTGCTAGAGCATTCTTCCGTTTCCCAGCTAATCCATTTGAATAAGGAGAATAAGTAATGGCAATTAATAGAGCGCAGCTCGTTAAAGAACTTGTCCCAGGACTTAATGCTTTATTCGGACTAGAGTATTCAAGTTATTCTGACGAGCATACGATGATTTTCGATACAGAAAATTCTGATCGTGCTTATGAAGAAGAAGTGATGCTCTCTGGATTCGGGGAAGCAGCAGTTAAAGGCGAAGGCGCTGCAGTTAAGTATGACACTGCCCAAGAAACTTGGACAGCTCGTTATACTCACGATACTGTGGCTTTAGCTTTCTCCTTAACTGAAGAAGCGATGGAAGATAATCTCTATGATACCCTATCTGCAAGATACACTCGTGCTCTTGCTCGTTCTATGCAACAAACAAAGCAGGTTAAAGCTGCTAATGTGTTGAATAACGGATTCAGTAGTACATATCCAGGAGGAGACGGTAAAGAACTTTTCGCTACCGATCATACTTCTTTGACTGCTGGTGATCTCAAGAACGAACTAAGTACGGCTGCAGACCTTAATGAAACATCAATGGAACAAGCATTAATTGATATTGCTGGTTTTAAAGATGAAAGAAATTTAAAGGTCAATGCACAAGCACAACGACTAATTGTGCCGCCTGCATTGCAGTTTATCGCAGATCGGTTGTTAAACACTCCAGGTCGAGTCGCAACTTCAGATAATGACATCAATGCAATTAGAAATATGGGAATGATCCCAGATGGCTACGCTGTGAATCATTATTTGACAGATACCGACGCTTGGTTTGTTAAGACAGATGTACCTAATGGCCTCAAGCACTTTGTTCGAACCGCAGTTTCCACTAATATGGAAGGCGATTTCGAAACAGGAAATGTTAGATATAAAGCAAGAGAAAGATACAGCTTCGGCTGGTCTGACTGGCGCGGTATTTTTGGCTCTCCTGGTGCATAACGCTGTAGAGCATTAAAACGCAAGCAATATGGAACCTATGATGCGGGGGTTTCTCACTCAACCCGCATCAACTTTCTAGGGTTAACTTGTCCTACAGACTGACCTAGCAGACAATGCCAAGACGGTAGGACTTATTTTTTCGGGAGAAAAATTATGGCAAAATCAACCTTTTCAGGTCCAGTTAGATCCCTCGCTGGTTTTATTTCCGCAGGGAACGCTGCTGTTGTGAGTCTCACAGCAGACACATCAATAACAGTGGCATCACACGCAGGAAAAATACTTCTTTGTAATGACGCAGACGGTAAATTTACACTACCTTCTATAGTTACAACGGCTCCAGGTGAAGACACCGACCCAAATCAAACTAATAATTTAGGGGCTCAATTCATGTTTGTTGTTGTTACAGCAGCTACAGATATGGACATCTTAACGGATGGCACAGACAAGTTTGTTGGTGGTACTTATACAGGAGTAACTGACGCAACAGGCAAAACCTTTATTTCTGGCGCAAGCAATGATGTTATAACTATGAACGGAACTACCAAAGGAGGACTTGCAGGAAGCATCGTAAGATGTACTGCAATAGCTTCTGCGAAGTATTCAATAGAAGGAATTATACTTGGTTCAGGTACTTTAGTAACACCATTTGCTGACGCTTAATAGGAGGTGACGCATGGCTAATTCAGTCACAGGACCAACTAATCAATTAGATGGTGAGAAAAAACTTATAGTCTATTGCTCGGTGTATTCTGATGGAAGTGCAAGCAGCACGACTCTAGTAGATGTTTCGGCATTAAATGCTTCAACATTGAACGGTGAATCTTGTGCCCATGTTTCTCTGAATAGAATTTGGTACACCTGTAGTGGTGCTCCAGATGCACCTGCTTCTCTTGATTGGGACGCAACAACTGATGTTACTTTTTTAACACTGGCTTACGATAATTCGTTTGACTTTAGTGATATTGGTGGTTTAGAGAATACTGCTGCTTCAGGGTATTCAGGGGATGTACTTTTTGTTGTTCCCTCTACTTCTGATGCAGGTAATGAATACACGGTTTGGTGTGAATTTTTGAAATACTACGAAGCTCCAGGGTCTTAGATCGTGGCAACTTCGGGCACTAAAACATTCGCCCTAGACACAGGTGAAGTAATAGAAGAGGCGTATGAACTTGCTGGGCTAGAAGCTCGGACAGGATATGATGCGGCAACCGCTCGGCGGTCTTTAAACGTTATGTTTGCAGACTGGTCGAATCGAGGCATTAATATTTGGACGATTGCTGAAGTTAGCTTAACGCTAACCGAAAGCACGGCAAGTTATACGTTGAATGCTTATGATATTGATGTTCTCGAAGCCGTTATTCGAAGAACCGTTAACGGCATACAGACAGATTATCAACTTTCCAGGATTGGTCGTATGGAATATTTGAATATTCCAACTAAAACAACTGAGGCTAGGCCTACAGAGTTTTTTGTTGATAGACAAAGCACTCCTGTATTATACCTTTGGCCGACACCGGAGAACTCAACGGATATATTTCTTAGTTATCGTATTCAAAGAATTGATGATGTAACGGCTTCTGCTCAAGACCAAGAAGTACCGAGTCGGTTTATACCGCCTATGGTTTCTGGTTTGGCTTATTATATGGCTCTTAAAAAGAATCCTGAACGAGTTCCTATGTTATTACAAATATATGAGCAAGATTTAAGAAGAGCACAAGATGAGGACAGAGGCAGAGCTAGTCTTCATTTAGTCCCAAAGGCTAGTTATTAATGGCTTATGCTAAAGGCACTCATTCGTTAGCGATTTGTGATCGTTGTGGCTGGTCTTATCCCTATCTTTCTATGATGGTTGAGTGGGATAATTTAAAGGTGTGTCCCGAATGTTATGAACCTAGACAACCTCAAGATATTCCAGCTAAAGATGTCCAGGACCCAGAAACTTTGTATCAAGCCAGACCTGAAGTGTCTTTACCTCAAGCTCAGTTGGGGGTTGTGACTGCGGGAGCTGCGTCTCCAATGACAGATACGACGGCGGATACAATAGGAACATATTTTACGGGACTTGAGGCAACAGCAAGTCTAGGAACATTAACGGTGACAACATGAGTTTTACATATTCGGGTTTAAAAACAGCTATCCAAAACTACATGGATAACGATGAAACAACGTTTACAAGCACTTTGGACACCTTTATTAAGCTGTCCGAAGAGAAAATTTTAAAAACGGTACAGTTAGATGAGTTTCGTAAAAACGTAACAGGGACAGCCGCTTCTGGGAACGCTTATCTATCCAAACCTAGTGATTACTTAGATCCATTAAGTTTAGCGGTTCTTGATTCAAGTAGTAATTATACCTATTTGTCTTTAAAACAAGTTACTTGGGTAAGAGACTATACTCCAGCCGCCGCTACAACAGGAGCTCCTAAATATTATGCCTCGTTTGATGAAGACACGTTTATTTTGGCTCCTTCACCTAACGGCAATTTAACGTTTGAGCTTCATTATGTATACCGACCTGCTTCATTAACTGCTGCAGGAGATAGCGGGACAACTTGGCTTTCAACAAACGCTGAAGATGCTTTGCTATATGGCGCTTTAGTCGAAGCGGCTATTTTTATGAAAGAAGACCCAAATGATCTTCAATATTTTGAAACTCGTTTTCAAGAAGCTCTTATGAAACTTAAAAACTTTAATGAGGCTCTTGGAACCAGGGATCAATATAGGTACGATAAACTTCGACCTCAACCACAGTAATGTTTGAAGACGACAAGATGCCGTTAACAGGCAAGAAAATTGCTATAGTCGCCATGGGCAGAAGTCAATTGGACTATCATTTGTCCATTAGCCACAGTCAAGAATACGATGAAGTTTGGGCCATAGGCTCAATGTGCGCTGTTGTTAAAGCAGATAGGGCGTTTGTTATGGACCCAGCTACTCGGTTTTTTGATACGTTTGACGCGGGCCCACAAACAAAAGTAATGTGTAGAACGCTTCCTAGGCTAGAAATTCCTGTTTATTCTTGTGTAAAAGATAATCGAGTCCCTGCTATTGAGCTTTATCCTTTAGAAGAGGTTGTAAAAGCAACTGGGTGTGCATATTTTAATAACTCAATAGCTTATGCGATTGCTTTTGCTCTGTATCAAGAGGTGGGGACAATCAACATGTTTGGTGCAGATTTTACCTACAAGACAAATGTTCATTTTGGTGAGATGGGAAGAGCCTGTTGTGAGTTTTGGTTATCAAAATGTATACAGAAAAATATTGATGTGTCCATTGCTCCTTCATCTTCATTATTGGACACTAATGTTTCAATAGAGGAAAAATTATATGGATACCATAGGCTAGAGGATTCCCCTGTGGTATATTTAGAAAAGGGTGAATTGGTTGTTGGATCTCTTTCTGATGTTTTGGAGGAAGAAAAGCCTTCGGGTGTTTCAGGAAGAAAAGACATTGGTCCACCAGAACCAGAGAAATATTGATGGAAACAGACGCATTTACAATCTCCATAGGAAACCTCGGAGTAAAGACAACTCATGGTAGGGGTCATACAGCAGAAGAAGTTGCTGAAATGGCCACTAATAAATTGATTTCGGTGAGCGACACAGCACCAGAACCAATTAAAGCGCAAGCTCATGCTTTTAAAAATAAGTGTCACTTGATAATTACTTATTATATACAAGAGGCTATAAAAAACCATATGTGTACAATAAGTAATCAATTAGAGGCGCAAGGGAATAAAGACCTTGCGGAAATTATTAGGAGACTATAATGGCGATTACGCAAGCAATGTGTACTTCTTTCAAAAGTGAGCTTCTGCAAGCGGTACATAACTTTAAAGCATCTGGAGGAAACTCTTTTAAGCTGGCTTTATATACAAGTTCAGCGACAATGAGTGCTTCTACTACAGCTTATAGTACAAATCAAGAAGCATCGGGAACAAACTATTCTGCGGGAGGATCAGCTTTAACAAACGTTAACCCTACAACATCAGGAACAACTGCGTTTACTGATTTTGCT